AGCAAGCATTGCTGCTTGCTCCCAATCGCAACTAGTCCTGGACTACCGGCACGCCGTTCATGTAAATCTTGAACAGATTGGAGGCAACAGGTTTATCAACCGCTTGACCAACAGTCGCGGCAATCGGAGATCCACTTGCAGCAGTCGATGTAACTGTTCCAGCCGCGCCAGTGCCAATGGTATTAACCCAATCGCCGACATTTGCCGTACCAATTGTCGCGTTGCCCAAGACCGTTGCCGTGCCAAGTTCCTGAACAAAGCCGTAGTTGCCCGGCGTAATCGAGTTCAAGAACACAACCGGCCGAACGGTGCCGACACCCGGCAACGCAGCATTACCAGCCGTAGCAACGTCGTAGCTAGTCACAAGATTCGGAGTGGTGTTTAGCTGCGCAGCGACCGTGCCGCCATTTGTACCGGTCACCGTCAGCGAGAACGATGGAACAGAAGTGTAGCCGTAGCCAGACTGCACAACGGTCGCGCTGGTGATCGTTCCCGTAGAGCCAACAACAACCTGAATCACCGCATTAAAGCCGCCGCCGCTGCCAACAGTTGCAGCAATGTTATAGGTTCCCGTTGTCGCGCCTGTGCCGGCTACCGTAATCACAACGCTAGCAACAGTGCTCCCAGCGCGCACGTAGCCAACGGTTCCGGTCTTCACATTTGCCGCCGTGGCGCCAGAATCGACTTGCACAAAGCGATAACGCCCAGCAAACAAAATGCCATTGGTCGTATATGAACCTTGGTAAGCTTCTTGGTTAGTAGCGTCAAAGAAATCGCCAAGATTTAGTCCACCAGCCGCAAACGGTTGGCCAGTACGGAAATCCGTAATCGCAGTCGGCGAAGTAAAGTTTCCGTTATTCCATGCCAACCAAGTAGGTACGATCGGTTGAAAGGGCATGATTTTCTCCTAACTTCAGGCAGTAAATCCAAACGCGTAATTGGAATGCCGCGGCTGGGTGTTGTATAAATTGGTGCCAAGCCGCATGAACAAAGCATCAATGCTCACGTTGTTCGGCATGGGCGCGCGCCGCAGTCCAAAGTTCCAACCCTTCTTATTTGTCGGGCGGATCTTGAAGCTTTCTGGCTCCAGGAAATAAAGCACTTCAGACGGCTGAATCGTCGCATTCGAAGGCAACCCAGAACCGGTCGGCGATACAGATACAGGAGCGCCATTCTTCGTAAACTGCGGCGTGGTAAACGAAACCGTCGCCGTGCTCGATCCAACGCCGTCAGCAAGATTTGTGTTTCCAGCCGCGCCATTGGCTGGTGCCAGTTCAAGATAGTTTTGAGCCTGAACGGAAGGAGCTAACGGATCGGCATAAATGTCAACGCCGTTAAAGTTCAGACCATCCCACTTAATGTCGTGCTTGGTATTCGAAATATCGCGACGCTGCGCATCAAGCGCAACCGCAACAGCCTTAAATCCAAACACGTTTGTAATGCCCAACGTCGGATTGCCGCCGGTCACTTTGCACTGCGACCAAAGCTGCATCAGCGCCGCAAAATCAATTTGACCAGTTGCGCCAGTCGATGTACCCAAATACAGCGGCGTGGTATTTAGCGCTGTACCAATATTTCCATTGCGCGCCTGGCCACCGTAAGTGGTATAAATGTTGCCGTACACCGAGGGATCAATTCCGTTATTCAGCGCTTCATCCAGGCCATTGATCGTCTTAATACGATTGTCCTGAACGGTCGTCGAAGAAGGCTGGCCGTGGCGGAACGAATCCATCTCTTGCATGGTGTTCATGGTCATAACCATGGCTTCCATGAAGAGCTGGTACTCATCCACAATCCGCGACGGGCCGGAATTGATAACGCCTCCGGTGCCGGAGCCATCATCCATTTCCCAGTCATCCAGCGGATACCAGGTCGCATACGCCTTCGGCAGGAACTTGATGCCGGTGTTGATCTGCTGGCGCGTAACCGTCACGGTCTGGCCAGGATTCACCGCTGCACCCTGCGTACGCCCGTACAGGATGCCTTCCATCATGCCCGCGCCGCCTAGGAACTCGTCCCAAACACCAGCACGACGCAACTTAGCCTGAAAGGGGGTATCCACGAACAAGTTGTTATAAACTACATTTTTGCGGACGCTTTCGAGGTTACTAGCGTCAATCTCGTTATACAGAGGATCTTGTGGCATAATCACGACCAGCTAGGCAATAGCTAGAACTTTTTGAACTGTTGCCGTATGCTGCTCCTTTCGATTTTTCCAATCAATTCGAGCTTTTTCGTTCTTTGCTTGAAGCCAAGCTGGATCAGATGCTTTGCGCCGGTAATATTCCGCTTTTTGCTCCCTACGCGCTTTAGCAGTTGGGCTACTACGCCGTTCCCGTTCCTCTTCATAAAACGAAAGGAGACTATTTTTTAAAAAATCCATCGAAAGTCCGCTTGTAGACTTTCCTTTTAAAAACTCCAAGCTATTAGTTGCATCGACTTGTCCCTTACGCCGTGCCGTCAAAAATTCGTAAATAAGAGCTATAAAAATACGCGCGCGATCGCCACAAATCTCCCAAGAATGGCAACCGCTTTTATTTAGGCCACGGATACTTCCGCCAAACCAATCACGCAACCAATAAAGAAGTTCCGGATCTTTTTGTGGAACAGTAACCATAAATCCGCGTTTGGTATGCCCACACAACCGGCACGTCCCTTCGCCCTCGTAGATTCCTGCGGACCATGCGATATCAGTCGCGGTAGGAATCTTTGTGGCTTCAAGCTCGGGTTTGTTTGGCCTTGTCCAGTTATTCATTGCAATCAAGCTTTCATGCCTAAAAATAAAAATGGCTCAAGCCATTGCTGACTTGAGCCATTGCTTGTTCCCCGAAGGGGGGCATGTGTCTCAACTTACAAATTCAAAACGTCGCCTCATTACGCCGCTACTGCTTGCTCCGTAATTTCTTGATGAATGGACTGCGAAGTAGACTGCCGACGTTGCTGCTCATTCAAATTCAACGGATCGGGGCGTTCATTGGCCTTTACGGCACGCGCTACATCGGCAAATCGCGATGGTTGCGCAATGCGAACATCCGGGTTCGAGCCAATCTTTTCCGCCCATTCCTTATCTTTCGCCACCAGTTTTTCTTGGATTTCTTTATCTTTGGCGGCTAACTGCTCTTGCAAAGGCTTTTGCGCAGCGGCAGCAACTTCGGCATCGTGTGCCTGTTGCGCTTTTTGCTGCAACGCTGTTTGCTTAGTAGCGAAATCATATTTGCGCGCCACATAATCGCGGAATGGCAAACGAGCGTTTGATGCTTCTTTCGCTAAGACATCAAAACTGTCGGGCAAAAACTGACCACCGCTCAGCCGCGCATATTCCTGCATTGCCCAACCGACATTGCTGATGCCGGCACCCAAGCGTTCGTCAATGGCCTCCATTGAAAAGACCGGAGAGCCAGGCGTCCCATCGCCCGTGCCAGCCACATAGCGGCCTTTCGCATCGCGTACTTGGTTGGGTAAAGCGGCTGGTGCTGGTAAGTTTTGCGGCTGATACCCTGGCGCATCCTGCGGAATAAATCCTCCGCTTCGCGCCGACTCATTTTGAGTTTTATAAAACGCGATTTGCGCATCTAAATTAGCTTTTTCCGTACCCCATGTATTAAGTGCAGGCGCGATACTTTCGTCGTAGAACTGACGATAGCTGCGCTCTGCGACTTCGGCCGCTTCTTTTGCCTCAGCGGCCGTCTTGCGTTCTTGTTCAGCCTTAGTCACTGCCTCAGCGGCGGCTTTTCTTTCCTGCTCAGCTTTTGCCGCAGCTTGCTGTGCAGCTTGGCGTTCCTGTTCCGCGGTCGTCAATACGCCGCTAAAAGCTTCAACAGCCTTAGCGTCGATTGCGGCGATTTGCTCATCGGTAAAACCGGATTGTTTCAGTATTTCTTGAACAGTGGCCATAACAGTGTTTTCTCCCGAAATTTTCAATATTGCGGTTGTTGACCCATAGGCGTAGGCTGCGGCGGCGTAATAAGTGCCGTCTGCATATCTTGAATGCCTTGAGAAACTTTTTCGGCGCCTGCGGCAAGACGAGGATCAGATGCAGCCATTTGCTTAACAACCTGGTACCACTGAGCTAGTAATCTTTGTAGATCGGTACCAGGAGCTTGCGAAGGCGCTTGCTGCGGTTGCTGCGAGGCATCAGGCTGGGAAGGAGTTTGCGGAGGCGCGCCGCCTCCCTGGGGGGGAGCGGCGCCCTGGGCTTGTTGATCTGGCATTGGTGTGGGTGTAGTCGCCATTTAATTAAGCCTTGATGGCGCTTTTCTTGCCACGGCCCTTGCGACCACGGCCCTTGCGGCCCCGTTTCAGATGGCTCGCCTTCATAGCTTTAACACGACGTCTCTTTGCCATGATGTTCTCCTTGGGTTGAAATAGAAACGGCTCAAGGCCGTTTCGGTCTTGAGCCATTGCTTATTCCCCAAGGAGGGGGGGCATGCATCTCAATATCTTTTTGAGATATATGACTTATTTAGTTGATTGTCAAGCACTAATTACAAAATTTTTGTACCTATGCCTAACAAGTTTCGAACTTGATCAACTAAATGCTCCGGAATTTTGGTTCGCTGCTCCACATTAACTCCTTGCACAGTGCCCTGGTTATACTGAATCGCCATTTTCCCATTCGTTCCGATCGCTTTAAGCAATTCATCGACCTCGGCGACATTAGTTGGTAAACTAACACTTACCTCAGTCAAGATGTAATCTTTTTGAACTTTGATTCCAACAGTCATGCTCAATCTCCTTGCTATCGGCAAAATAAGTCATTCGCCTAAGATTCACTTACAACGGTTCTAGGACTGCCGCCTTGAGACCCTTTTTGTTTTAACTTTGGCGCTTTTGCTCCGCTCGGGGGACGGCCGCCGCCGCCTTTTCCCCCACCGCCACCTTTACCGCCACCCTTTTCACCGCCTTCTTGCGGAATTTGAATTCCTAGTTGCTGCATTAACTGCTGAGCAGCCGCGGCAGCTAAAATTTTGAGTTTTTGCATTTCAATTTCTTCGTTAAACCATTTTTCGCGTTCAGTATTGCCGGGAACATCGCCGTAATTCGGCACATCGAGTTTCTTCATTACCGTTGCCCATGAAATAGGCGCATTCCCGCGTTTTAGCTGCAAATACTTCATCTGTTCCTGCATCTGCGTAATGCGCAGCAATGTACTAGGAACGGAAACCAAGCGTATTTGTTTAGCAAACCAACGAGCGCGCGTTAGCCGATCATACTGGGATGGATTTTCCGGGAATACGCCGTTAATAAGCTCATCCGGCATATGGCTAGGAACCAGATCATCCGGATTAAAGTCGAATACCGTCCTATCGAGTTGATCCGGTCCCACGTATTCCATAATCCGTTTTACGTTAAACCATTGCAAAATAAGAAATTTCATGCGATAACCAATCGCTTTATTGGCTTTTTCAATTCTTGCCGCAATGCCCTTTGCAATGGGCCCAATCGATTCGAGCATCTTATCGGCCGTATCATTGGCCAGATTCATTTTCATATTTTGCAAGTTTCCCAAATCCTGCAATCCAAGTTGCGATTGCTTGCAGTTTTTCAAGTATTCCAAAAATTTAAAATGCTCACTATTAACGCGAACTTCTTCAGGCAAAATCGACTGCATGATTTTTTTGGGTTCGCCATCAACGCCATATCGAACGTCTTCTTCAAAAATGTCGAAGTGCTCGATTTTTGGGCCGCCGGTTGCGGTGTGATCGTAGCCGATCGGGGGATTTAGCGTAGCCGTAATCACTTGATCGATTTTTCGTTCAATTTTCCGAGTTGTAATTTCGATTGAGCCAACATCGCCGACCAAAGATCTTCCCAGCGGTTCCCACGCCCAATCATCTACGACGTATTGGATGACCGGCATCTTGCCGTCCCAATCAAATGCCGGGCCATCGTACATTGGCCGATCCAAGCCAGCAGAAGTGATGATGAGCCGCAGATTGGGATAGACGCGGCAATCTTCAACACTTGCCGGACGCATAAAAGGCATACCGTTATGCATGCCGCCAAAAATCATTTGGCCAACAAAAGGAACTTTGTAAAACCAGCTGGTGCCCGGATCGCCCATCGGCAGTTCAAAGCCCGTAGTATTAATACGAAGATCGCGAATAAACGTATAGCGGATCTCCGTATAGAGATTTCCAAAACTACGCCCTTGTTCGCCATAGCGATAGCGTTCAGCATAATCCAAGCGTCTCGCCTGAACTTGCGTTTTGTAGCTACGCGGCCCAACTGTTTGTAAAAGTCCCTGGTAAAGCGGAAATCTGCCATGTGCTTCTGCGATTGGCATGTAATCGTAAATTGTTACCGCATAGGCGTCTTGCACATCATTGGTTCGCGGAATTTGTACCGGAACAACATCCAAAAGCCCTAACGCTTCAAAAACAATCTTACGTTCGCCATATCCATATTCATCAGCGCGAACTTTTGGCCACAGATAGCCAATGCCCATCACGCTGGCATATTGCAAGACTTTTAGAATCTGAAAGGGAAAATCTGACTCTAGATAGACCGCTCTAGCAACTTTGGTAAGCATTTCTGCAAATTTTTTATAAGCAGGAAAGTCAGAACCATAGGCTGCAATTTCACGTACTTCCGCCAAAGTTTCGCAGAATTTACGGATGTCATACTTTAGTTCGTTTGTCAGTAGGGTCGAACGCGACTTATCGCGAAAAATCGCATCAAACACACGCAGATTGACGCCCAAATTCTTGAAGCAGGTTTGGCCCTCCAAAAACCCTTCGCCCTCTTGAATTTGTTCTTCAATCCATCCAGCGCGAACGCTGGGGGACGACTCAAATACCGGGGCCTGCCATGCCGTGGTATCTAATTCCATTCATAACTGCTTTCCTCCTCGGTAAGCTGCTATTGTGCATAGTAAAACAATTCGATCTTTTGTCTACAGCAAGTTAGTTATCGCCCCTGTTCGTAAGCTTCGCTGTGTAAATAACTAACACGTTTTTGCTTTGTACGATTTTCTTTTTTGTCATAATTTGCTAAATGCCGTTCCAAAAATTCCCGGTTAATAGAATTGCGCGCATTTGATGCCAACCATAAAATTTCCTTGCGTAGTGCATCCCGCATTGGGCCTTCAACCATTTCGCGCTTTTGATCTTCTATCTCGCCGTTCATTGCTTCCCATATGCGCATTCTTTCTGAACATAGTTCGGCTTCGTGCGCCGTATTACACACTACTTTTTCGAATCCATCTGGTGCTGGATAAACCTCGGGTAGCCCCATTCGCCATTCGCAAGTCATCGGATTAAACCAAAATACAATTTTTTTGCCAAGCACTTTACGCCTCCGGTTTATCCAACTTAAATTGGTTTTTTGATTGAAGCCATTTAGCTCGCATTTTCCTAAATTTATTTCGCAAATCTTTTTGCGTCAATCGAGACAATCGCTTAAATTCTTCAGGATCTAAAACAAATTGCGAATCGATTCCATCATCATTTACTGGAAGTAAGCTGTTTACAATTCCTCCGCTTTCCAAAGCTTGTAAAGTTAAT